TGGTAAGTCTGATCCTGATGTTTATATAGAGAATCCTTTTCCAAAGAAGATAAGGGATAAGGATACCATGCAGAAATATCTTGATGCTGATGAGAAACTTTCCAATTCAAATTTGAAGATTGATTATTATGATACCATCCTTGTTTATCTTGAAAGTATTTTAAAAGTAATTCAGAATAGGACATATCAGATAAAGAATGCAATAGAGTTCATGAGATTTAATGCGGGGTTAGGATGAAACTTGATTTTTGTGTTTTATGTGGCGCTACTGAAAATTTACATCATCATCATGTTATACCTAAAGTACAAGGTGGAACTGATAATGAAGATAATTTTATAACTCTTTGTGAAAAACATCATGAGGCTATTCACAACATTCAACAGTGTGATAATTTCTTTGAGCTTGCTAGACTTGGTAGAGAAAGAGCAAGAAGAGCAGGAGTAAAATTTGGTATGAAACGAAAGTATGAACACCTGCATGATGAAATTACTAAAATGTATATGGATTGGAATGGATATGGAACTATTGGAAAAAAACTTGGTTTGCCAAGAGGAACAGTTGCAGCTATAGTTAAAGACCAATTAAAGATTGTTGGTAAGCGAGGATCAAAACCAACAATAATAAAACCACCAAAACCAGTTGTATATAGAAAAAATAAAAAAGGTCAATATAGATTGAACTTGACATAACTCTATAAATACCCATAGCATAATGGGTAAAAGTGACCAACGTTATAATAAGAAAGTCAAACGAAGTATTTTTAAGTATTAAGGCAGAGCCTCATATTGAATATGAGCTGAGGGATCACTTTACCTTTGAGGTAGAAGGTGCTAAGTTCATGCCTCAATATAGGAAGAGGAACTGGAATGGTGAAATACATCTGTTTGATCTTAGATCTAAAAAGATATATGTTGGTTTGTTAGATAAGATAGTATCTTTTTGTGAGAGACATGGTTATAGTTATAAGTTTGAGGATAATGAATATTATGGATTACCCTTTGAAATAAATTCTTCTATATCTAAAGAAGGAGTGAAGGACTATATCAGATCTATTACTAAATTTAAACCAAGAGAATATCAGATAGATGGTGTATGTGATTGTCTTAAGCATAATAGAAGATTATTAGTTAGCCCTACTGCTTCAGGTAAATCTTTAATGATTTATTCTTTAGTAAGATATTATGTACATAAAGGAATGAAAATTCTTTTAGTAGTTCCTACTACATCATTGGTAGAGCAGATGTATAAGGACTTTGAAGAGTATGGTTGGGATGTAAAAAATCATTGTCATAGGATTTATTCTGGAAGAGAAGTAACTAATAGTAATGAAGTAACTATTACTACATGGCAATCTGTTTTTAGAATGGAGAAATCATTCTTTAAAGATTATAATGTTATCATAGGAGATGAAGCACATCTGTTTAAGAGTAAGTCATTGGTTAATATAATGACTAAGTTAGAACATGCTAAGTATAGATTTGGTTTCACTGGTACATTAGATGGTACACAGACCCATAAATGGGTGTTAGAGGGATTGTTTGGACCATCATATAAGGTAACTAAAACTGAAGAATTAATGAGACAAGGACACTTATCTCAGTTAGATATTCAATGTCTTGTTCTTAAACATCCACCTAAGAAATTTGAGACATATGAAGATGAACTTCAATATTTAATTACTCATGAACAAAGAAATAATTTCATTACTAATCTTGCTTTAGATCTTAAGGGTAATACTCTTATCTTATACAGTAGAGTAGAAACTCATGGAGCTATACTTTATGAAAAGATAAATAATATTACTAACACTAACCGTAAAGTATTCTTTGTTCATGGTGGTGTGGATGCTGAACAAAGAGAATCAATTAGGGAGATTACTGAAAATGAGAGGAATGCAATTATTGTTGCCAGTTATGGCACTTTCAGTACTGGCATTAACATCAAGCGGTTGCACAACGTCATCTTCGCCAGTCCCTCCAAGTCCAGAGTTAGAAATCTCCAGTCCATTGGCAGAGTTCTCAGAAAAGGTAAAGATAAAGTAAAAGCCACTCTTTATGATATTGGAGATGACTGCACTTATAATTCACGTAAAAATTATACCCTCAATCATTTGATTGAAAGAATTAGAATTTACAATGAAGAAAATTTTAATTATGAAATAATCACTATTCAGATAAAATAATGCAAGACGATTTTTATGCCACTATTAAATTTAAATCTGGTGAAGAAATATTCGCTAAGGTAGGTTATAGTGAAGAAGGAGATAGAACTTTTTTGTTGTTGGAATCTCCTATTACAATTGAAAAAGTAAAAAATAGAGGTAGTGGTTCTGTGTATGCCTATAAGGTAGAACCTTGGTTGAAGACCAGCAAAGATGACATCTTTATTGTTAACTTAAATGATGTTCTTACTTTAAATGAATCTAATGACGTAGAAACTATTTCTATGCATGAAGCTTTTTCTAAGCAACAAGATTTCACATACAATCCAGAGAAAAAATTAAATAGAAGGATGGGTTATATATCTACCATTAAGGAAGCCAAGAAGTCTTTAGAGAATCTTTATAATAAAAGCTAATCCCTGCCCTTGAAACCCCACAGAGTTATTCTATAGGAATTTTTATAACTTGTCAACTATTGTGTTGGATGCTATAATTAATACATAATAGATAGTAAAGATATGACACCTGCAAGAATTATGGGTAGACGTAAAAGATCTGAACACTATGTTAATAATAAGGAGTTTCTTGCAGCTCTAATTAAACTTAGAGAAGATAGGGAGATAGCAGAAATTCAGGGGAAAGAGAAACCACGTATTCCAAGATATATTGGAGAGTGTTTTCTGAAGATTGCTACTCATTTATCTTTCAAACCAAACTTTGTTAACTACATGTTTAAGGAGGATATGATATCAGATGGCATTGAAAACTGCGTACAGTACATACACAACTTCAACCCTGAAAAGTCTCAAAACCCGTTTGCTTATTTCACACAAATTATTCACTACGCGTTCTTACGTAGAATACAGAAGGAGAAGAAGCAATTGGAGATCAAGAATAAGATACTGGAGAAGACAGGATATGAACAGGTATTTGAGAGAGACACTCTTGACGATTCCAACTACAGTGATTATAATCAAATCAAGGATGCTGTTCATTCTAAATTACGTAATTAATGAAGGTAGCAATAATTACAGACCAGCACTTTGGGGCAAGAAAAAATTCTAAACTTTTTCATGACTATTTCCTGAAGTTTTATAATGATGTATTCTTTCCTACTCTTGAGAAAGAAGGTATTACCACTGTCATTGATATGGGTGATACCTTTGATAGTAGAAAGGGAATTGATTTTGCTGCATTGACTTGGGCAAAGGATAATTATTTTGATAGATTAAGAGATATGGGCATCACTGTCCATACTATTGTTGGTAATCATACAGCATATTATAAGAATACTAATGATATAAATGCAGTAGATTTATTATTGAGAGAGTATGATAATATTAAAGTATACTCTGAAGTATCATCTATAATGGTAGGTGATTGTAATATTACTCTTGTGCCTTGGATTAATAGTGATAATAGGGAGATGAGTGTAGCACTTATTAATAAGTCAAGATCTCCTGTGTGTATGGGACATCTTGAATTAAATGGATTCAGAGCCACACCAGGTCATATGATGGAACATGGAATGGAGTGGGATATATTTAAGAAATTTAAAAAGACATTCTCTGGGCATTACCATTGCAGATCAAATCAAGATAACATTTACTATCTTGGTAATCCTTATGAGATGTTCTGGAATGATGTAAATGATGTTAATAGAGGATTTCATTTATTTGATACAGAGACATTAGAACATACTCCAGTCAATAATCCATATAGAATACATCATATAATTTACTATAATGATAATGATCATCAATTATTTGATGCAAGAGAGTTGGAGAATAAGATAGTAAAGATAGTTGTTAGACAGAAGAGTGATCAAGTGCAGTTTGAAAAATTTATTGATAAGGTGTATAATTCTAATGTAGCAGAACTTAAAATTGTAGAGAATTTTGCTCTGCAAGAATCTGCTGAGTTTGAAGCATTTGAATCTGAAGATACTCTGTCTATTCTCAATAGGTATATTGAGGAGGCAGAAATAGATCTTGATAGATCAAGAGTTCAAAAATTGATACAAGAAGTCTACCAAGAAGCCTGTGAGTTAGTTTAATGTTTATTCTAACTGTAGAGGGTAAAGAGACTGAAGGTGCATATTCAGTTGAAGGGGAAGATGGAGAACAAGTTCTTTATCTTTTTGAAGATGAGGATGATGCCATTAGGTATGCTCTTCTATTAGAAGATCAGGATTATCCAGAAATGCATGTAATTGAAGTTGATGGTAAAGTTGTGATTAAAACCTGCGAGATGCATGATTACAGATACTCTGTAATTACAAGAAATGACATTGTTATTCCACCTTTAGAAAATGATAGTATTTCAGAATATTAGGTGGAAGAATTTTCTTTCCACTGGAAACCAATATACGGAAATTAATCTAGATCAAAATTCAACAACATTGATTGTTGGGACAAATGGTTCTGGAAAGAGTACAGTGTTAGATGCTTTAACATTTAGCTTATTCAACAAACCATTTAGAAAGATTAGTAAGTCACAGCTTATTAATACAGTCAATGAAAAAGACTGTAGAGTTGAAGTAGAGTTTTGTATTGCAGAAACTCAATGGAAAGTAGTAAGAGCAATCAAACCAAACTTATTTGAGATTCATAGGAATGGTATATGTATGGATCAGTTTGCTTCTGCTAATGATCAACAGAAATGGTTAGAGCAGAATGTAATAAAGATGAACTATAAGTCTTTTACTCAGATTGTTATTCTTGGTAGTAGTAACTTTGTTCCTTTCATGCAGTTAAGTGCTCCTAATAGAAGGGAAGTGATAGAAGATCTTTTAGATATTAAGATTTTTTCTTCAATGAATAATTTGCTTAAGGATAGGATTAGAGGGTTAAAGGAAGAAGTTAGAACTTTAGATCTCAAAAAAGAATCTCTTAATGATAAAGTTAAGATGCAGACTGAGTTTATGGAGGAATTGGAGCAGCAAGGTAAAGGAAGGATTGATGATAATAATACAAAAATTAATACTCTTTTTTCTGAATCTGATAATTATGTTAGAATAAATGAACAACTTGAAAATGATGTTCATGACCTAACAAAAGAACAGGAGAAGGTAACAGGTGCTACAGAAAAACTTAGGAAGATGGGAACTATAAAAGGAACTCTTTCTAATAAGGTAGCAACCATTACCAAGAAGACTAAGTTTTTTGAAGAGAATACTGTTTGCCCTACCTGCAAGCAAGATATTGAAGAAGAGTTTAGGTTAAATAACATTAGTGATGCTCAAGATAAGATAAAGGAGTTGCAATCTGGTTACGAAGAACTAGAGGAGGCAATTAAAAAAGAGGAGGAGCGAGAGCATCACTTTACAAAACTATCCAAGGAGATTACTTCACTAACGCATGGCATTTCTAAAAACAATACTCGCATCTCTGGGTGTCAACGACAAATCAGGGATTTGGAATCGGAAATACAAAGACTTACCAGTCAACTTGCAAACAGAAATACTGAGCATGAGAAGTTAGAATCCTTTAAAGAAAATTTAGAAGAGACTTATATTAAATTATCCTCACAGAAAGATATCATAAGCTATCATGATTTTTCATATAGTTTGTTGAAGGATGGTGGTGTCAAGTCTAAGATAATAAAGAAGTATCTTCCATTAATTAATCAGCAGGTTAATAGGTATCTGCAGATGATGGATTTCTATATTAATTTTACATTGGATGAGGAGTTTAATGAAACTGTTCAATCTCCTATCCATGATAATTTTTCTTATGCTTCTTTCTCTGAAGGAGAAAAGATGAGGATTGATCTTGCTTTACTCTTTACATGGAGGGAGGTAGCAAGATATAAGAACTCTGTTAATACTAATCTTCTTGTAATGGATGAGGTATTTGATAGTTCTCTTGATGGGTATGGTACTGAA